TTGGTATCTAGTGAGTAGTACCAACGTATAACATTTTCACAAATTAAATCGTCGCTACCTAGTAACACCACCGCATCGGGATTAAACTCCTTTGCTTTCAACATCATTGCATTATTTTTCGCTGTTAACGGATTGTTTTCTGTTTCAATGTACACCAATCCTTTTGCTAAATCCTTACTTATTTGCCCCTCACTTCCAGCAATAACAACCGTAAAGCCGTACTTTTTACTAAGTTTACGATAGTAATCTAGTACAATCTTTGTCAAATCGTGCCTTTGATAGATAGCAATTATAAAAACAAGTTTCTTCATAATTTTAAGTATAAAAAAAGGGTGGAGCATTACACCCCACCCCTCTTATTTAACCCCTATGGCTGAGTTATTAGGTTGTTTCTAAACTTGCTATTGCAGTAGAGAATGTTCCTTTTACGAATGCCGTTCTATCGTTAGTCTTAACAACAACAGCACCCCTCCACTCTGCTCTTAAAGTCACAAAGTTTTTAGTGAAGTCATCATTTTCGTAGCCTAAATCATACTTAACTCCGTCTTTCTCAACTAAGAAAGCTTTTTCAAAGTTCCCCATTAAGAAAGTACCAGCTGGTACTAATGTAGTCGGTACAATTCTAGTCACACCGTCCAACAATAAAGAAGAACCGATAGCTTGTAAACGGTCGATATATCTCTTATCAGTTGCCGATACTTTAGCTACTTTTAAAGATGCAACATCTCTAGGGTTTAAAAACGCTAAGTTTGCGCTTCCTTGCTCTGCTAACTCAATTTGTAAATTACCAGCAACCAATACATCCACTACGTTAGCGTTATCAATCGGCGCATCAAAATCCGCTCCTGTAATCGCGAATGCAGTAGCAACAGTGTTAACACCACGTAAGTTAGTACCACTACCGTTACCGCTAAATGCAGTGTTTTCAACAGCTTTGTACAATTCACGCATTAACTCCGCTTCAATTTCGCTTTGCATCCAATCAATATCATCTAACATCTCGTTAGATACTTTAATGAATGCAGTTGTTTTTTTCACGTTTTCACTAGAAACAACTAAATCGAAATCGATTTTATTTTTCAATAAACCTTCGCCTGTTTGCCCAGCAGCACCTTCTTGGTTAGCTTGTGCTACCCAGCTAATTACATTAGAAGAAGTTGCGCGAGTTTGTAACGCGTTTAAAAACTTTGTATCTCTTGACGCAATACCATTTAAACCCTCTATACGGTCTTCAACTGGTACATTTCCACCGCTTACATTTGCGAACGTCATGTTGCCAACTGCTTTGAACGATACACGTCCCTCGCCTTTTTCTTTCAAAGATTTTAAAGCGTCTTTGTTCGCCTCTAAACTTGCTCTTAACTCCTGAGAGAAAGATTTAGCAATTTGATTTACACTTTTCATTTTTTCTAATTTTGTGGAAATTTCTTTAAATCCAACTTCCATTTGGTTTTTAACTACTTTAATTTCATTTTTTAAGCCTTTGTTTTCTTCTTCCAAATTAGAAGCTAACTTGCTTAATTCCTCTTGGTACATAGCAACCAACTCCGCTTGTTGCTCTTCAGGTAATTCCTCGAAATTCTCGATACCTTGCAATACTAAGAATTGCTCTAATGTTGTTTCGGACGTAAAGCCGTCCATTTTTTTAACTGATTTTTTCATTTTGTTATTTTTTAATTAAGTGTTTATAAAAATTTTTCTTTGGTTGCGTTTCTTCAATTTGAGTGATTATAGTCGGCTCAGCTTTTAGAGTGCTATTGCAAAATTCATAAAATTTATCTATATCTCCAAATTTATTATAAATTTTCTCTATTTGCGCTTCGTCTGTTGTATTATTATCGAGTACACCAGTCAAAGTGTTACTACCTTGCAAAACCGCGCTTATTTCAAATAATTTCGCTTCCTTTACAATCCAAAAGTAACCACACTCATCCGCGTCTTTTTCATTCCCTAGCAATGGAAGATATTTGCCCCAATTAGCAAAACCCTCTTTATCGTAAGTATCGTTTATAGCTAAATCAATAGTCACATACTGCATACCTACACTATGCTGGTTAATCATGTTGTTTTTGTATTGGTGGAAAATACTAGGGTTTAAAGCCTTGATTATTTCCACATCACTAACAAGGCTCTCTGTTGTGCCCTCTTTATCAATTCCCAACTGCTCCCAGCTTAATTCTAATTCCAATGTTTTTAAAGCCTTACCAATCTTTGCCGTTACATCGGGTTTATGATCAGCTAAAATGAACGGTACATTTTCGTTAATTGATTTCGCAAAACAACCGCCTAAATGTACGTCCCCATGATTATCTAACCAATTATAGGTATTGCCTATAATCGTTCGGTAAAGAACCTCTTCCTCGTCCATTGGTAAAGATTTGTTTTCGATTTGCAACACCTTTAAAGGCACTTGGTTTATACCATTTACAAACCTTTTTACCGTTGATTTTTTAAATCTTATCAACTCTTTTTTATTCTCTATTATGTGTTTTAGTTCCATTTTATAAGTTATTTTTTAATTGGCTAATTAATTTTACTTTTTCCTCTTCGCTCATTGTAGCGATAATATTGTTTACAACTAGCGGGCTTAGTAAAGTAGCAAATTTGCTTTGTTTTTCGTCCTCTGTATAAGCTTGGTAATCTAGCTCTGTACGTGCTTCATCAATCGTAATTAGACCAGCTTGTACCAATTTCAACACCGCTTCAATATCAGCATTCCTATCTTGTTTTAAAGCCGAAATGTTACCGCTATCAATCTCTATTTTATAATTCAATCCTGTAATAGCATTGTAACGCTTTACTAATTGCTTATTTTTTTGCGCCAAAATTTGCTCCATTAATGGAATACAAGTTTGGTTGTAGAAGTCTTTCATCGCTTCCTGCATATTCGCATACGTCGAAGCACTTACATCGCCGAAAATAATGGATTGAACACCAAACAAACCACAAACCGCGCGTAGGTGTTCGGCTCTCATACCTAGCAACTGCATATCCGTTGCGCTCATTCCTAACTGCTTGTAGTCAACTGCTCCTTGTAATGCAACAATCTTATTTGCATTTTTTGCCCCACCAATACGGCTGTTTAAATCCTTTTGAATTATCTCTTTATCGTTGGATGTTAAAATTAAATCGTTTTTAGATGATATTATACCACTTGCACCCCTATTTTCGTAAAGGCTACTCTCTGCAATATTTCTATTAGTTGACGCTTTAAGCAAATCGTAACCAGCTTGTAAAGGACTTAAACCCTCAGCCTTACGAATACCCTCAATGCTAGGATTGAAGTAGTGAGTGTGCATAATTTCCAACGGTGCTATTTTTCTAATCGCTACACCGTCATTAAATTCGTATCTATCAATGTCGCTTAGAATACTCATACTTTCGCGCCATGCACGTACGTTTTGAGCGGGCAAAATATAGTTCTTAATAGGAAGCTTTGCACCCATGTATTCGTATGGTGTATAATGGTAAGCGTCGCCTGTAAGCAATAAATATAACACTTCCTTGTAAAGTGCCTGTTCGAAGCTGTCGTTATCGTGCCAGTTTTCAAACAAAAAAGTTTTTAGTTCATCTTTACCCTCTATGTATTCAGCGTCTTGCGTTAAAATAATAGGTAAACTAGCCGTTACTTTAGCTATACGAGTAGCAACCGCGTAAACCATATCATTAGTTATATAACCCTCGTTGATTAGTATATCTTCACTGATATTTAAGCCTAAGCGACCGCTAGAGAACAACGGAATAAACACGCTTTCACTTGTCGCCCCTTGCTTCTGCTGGTCTGCGAAAACATTAAACGGCTCATTCTTAACCGCTTTTAGTATATTGGAAATATAGTTTTTTATTATCATGTTTACAAAATTATAAAAAAAATCAATAAGAATAATCAAACCACCTTAAATAATATCCAATCGCATCGATACTATGGTCGTTGCCGTCTTCGGGCACTTCGCCAGCGCGGTCTTTCCACTTGTAATTATAGAGTTCATCTTGAATGCTTGCACTCTCAGGAGTAACGAATAGCTTATAACTTTGGAGTAGTTGCAAGGTGGCCAACTTCTTTTTACCTAAACATGGTACAGCATTGTACCCATTCAAAACCAGCATATTAATTAAATCAGGTCTTGCATTATCACACACTATCACTTTGCTTTTATCCTTAATTTTGGTTTTAAGCATTTCAAGTAAGTTATTAACATTTAACCCACTTGAGTAAATCTCTTGCTTTACCCACATTTGTTTGTCGCGCTTACTTACGGCGCACTTTGTCAAAGTAAAAGGGTCTTTCATTCCCCAGTCGATACAATACCCGAAAATATCCGTGTCAGGAAATGGACCAACCTCCCAATCTGTTATAATTGTACCCGAAACCCTACCCAATAAACCTAAGCCATACACCCTCCACCAATTATAGTAGTAGCCTGTTGTACCTCGTTTTAACTCCTGATTGTGTTTTAGTTGTGCCGTGCGTAAGTCCTTGATCTGATCCTCTGTTAGGTTCTCAATGTTGTCTAAGAATGTGGAATGTATAACCTTAGTGCGCTGGTCTTCCAATATTCCACACGTATCAATCCAAAACTTTGCACTCGGGTTGTAATCTAGGAATATAGCG